ATTCACTTACCTTATTGCTAGACTTAGCATTAGGTTGGGGATCGCGCCACAGCAGTTACTAGAGTTAGACCCAATAATGCTTCAAGCCTTGTTGCAGGGTCTTAGAGATGAAGCAAAGGAGTCCAGCGATGCCAGTAGAAGTAAAGGGCGTAATCGCACTCCGTAAGGCTCTCAATGCCTATGCTCCAGACTTGGCTAAAGAATTAACTGCCGAGATTACTAAGTCTCTTAAAGTAATCCAAAAAGATGCCAGAGGATTTATTCCTTCGATGGCTCCTAATAATCTTTATAACTGGAATGATAAGGCTCAGGGTCGGCAGATTACTGCTAAGACTTCTATGTTTAGAACCTTTAACACAGAAGGTCGTTTGCGTATGTTCCCGCTTTACAATGCAGCTGTAATTAAGCGCGGTATTGTGTATCGCACTGGCTATGGCAAGCCTAACTCTAAAGGATTTCGTTCTTTGTTTCGTGTAAGAAACTTAACAGCAGCAGGTGCAATTTATGAGACTGCTGGTCGCAAGAACCCCAACGGAGACCCAAGAAGCAAATCCAATAATCCGCAAGCTGGGGCTAGGTTTGTCCAGCAAGGCGCGCTGTATGGTCGTAAAAACGCTGGCTCAAGAGGTGACATGCGAGGTCGTGCAATTTTTCGTGCGTGGGATCAAGATGAAGGAAAGCAACTTGCTAACATTATGCAAGCTATTGAAAACACTAGGGTCAAGTTCAATAAGCGAGCAACTGTCAGTAGTGTAAGGGAGTCAGCATGAGTAATGTAGTCATTGACATTGCAGCAGAATTTACTGGCAAGAAGGCATTCAAGCAGGCTGACACAGCAGCAGCAAAGCTAACTAAAAGCATTGCCAATGTTGCTAAAGGATTTGGCATTGCCTTCTCAGCAAGAGCCTTAGCGCAATACAGTAAGCAAGCAGTCAATGCTTTTATTGCCGATGATAAAGCGGCAAAGGTTCTTTCTCGTACTCTTAACAATCTTGGTCTCGCCTTTGCTGATCCAGCAGTCAAGACATTCATAGCGGACTTAGAAAAGCAATATGGCGTTCTTGATGATCTTCTTCGTCCTGCTTATCAAAAGTTAATTACCACGACTGGAGATTATCGTAAGTCACAAGAGTTATTAAGGACTGCTCTTGACCTTAGCGCGCAAAGTGGTGTCGATGTTGTCTCTGTAACGGATGATATTGCAAGGGCATACGCGGGCAATACAAAAGGCTTGCAGAAATATGGATTAGGTTTAAGTAAAACTCAACTTAGCGCAATGTCATTTGAAGAAGTCTTGGCTAGAATTGCAAAGATTTCTAGTGGTCAAGCAGCTTTAGCAGCTGACACTTATTCTGGAAAACTAGACAAACTCAGGGTGGCAGCAGCAAACGCTTCTGAGACTATTGGCGGCGCGTTGATTGATAATTTTACTTTGTTTGCGGGTAATGGAAATATAGACAAAGCAATTGGCAAAATTGATTTGTTTAGCAAGATTTTGGCAACTATAATTTCCCCCAAACTTTTTGAGGAGGCAACAAGCGGAGTCGAGTTTAAGTATGGCTTAATTCCAATGAATAAAAAGCCATTAACTAATCGCTCAAAGAGTCCAGCAGGAACCTATGCCAGAAATCAGGCAGAGATGAGGGCAGCCGCTGCTGCTAAAAAGCAGCAAGCAGATATGCTGGCAACCAATAAAAAGACATTAAAATCCCAGCAAGATGCATTAAAATTGGCTAAGGCAAAGGCAATCTTTGACATTCAAAAGATTCAGATTGAGGCAGCTCTTAAAGGCAAAATAAGCGAAGAAGATCGCTTACGCCTACTACTTATGAAGGCCATCAATGCTGAGAATTTAGACGACATTGACAAATACACAAAGGCTCTTGATGCAGCACAGGCCAAGACTAAAGAATTAGTTGCTGTTTTAGCAAGCATCAAGCCTCTTGATGATATATTCAAAAACTGGAACTTTATGTCAGTCAAGTCGCAGTTAGATACATTGGAAGGTTATTTTAAATCTTTTGCGGGTTCAGCTGCTTCTGCTTTTAATAGTTTAGGTTCAGCACAAAAGGCTGCTCTTGGCGGTTATGTGCCATTTGTGGGTGCAACTAATGCATCTCTTGGAATCGCTTCAAACGGAGGCACTACTACATCTATGCCATCTACAGTTGGATTGGGTACAAATGGCACTGGCACTCAATTACCAGTTGGAGTTACAATAAATACAACTGTACAAGGAACATTAGTTGCTCAAGAAGATTTAGAAAAAGCTATTCAAGATGCAATTAACAAGTCTAGAGCTGCGGGCAATGTAGATGCCTTATCTCCTAGATCATGGCGAGGCGAAGTGTAATGGCTTTACCTGCAACAGTAGGCGTAACTATAAACTTTAGCGATGGTCCAGCGTATGCACAGGCCATGATTCTTGATCAAGGTTTATTGGGTACTAATGTCCTTGCCAATAGTGCAGCAATTATTATTGATTACTCAGCACAGACAACACAGATTGCCACACGCAGGGCGCGTGACCTTATCAACGACATTTACAATACGGGCAATGCCTCAGTCAAGATTCTTGATCCTAATGGGGATTTCAATCCCACTAACACGCTGTCTCCTATTTATGGATTTGTCAAGCCTTTACGCAAGATACAAATTACAGCTACTTATGGTGCTACTACCTATAGCCTGTTTAGTGGCTACATCTCAGAGTATAGATATACTTATCCTGTAGGCCAAGAGATTGGCTATGTGACAGTGCAGGCTTTTGATGCCTTTAAGATTCTTAACCTTGCCTATATCGAAACTGTTACAGGTGGAGTTCTGGGTCAAGACACAGGCACTCGGATAGATAAGATTCTTGACCAAGTTGATTGGCCATTATCAATGCGTTCTATCTCAATTGGTGACACAACCTGTATTGCAGACACTGGCACAACTCGAACAGCACTACAGGCTATCCGCGTGGCAGAGTTTAGCGAGCTAGGGGCTTTTTATATGGATGGCGCGGGCAACGCTATCTTTAAGAGCCGCACCGAAACTATTCAAACAGCAGGCGGTACTCCTACAGTCTTTAATCAGACAGGTGACATTGATTACGCGAACCTTAAATTTGCTCTAGATGATAAGCTCATAATTAACTCAGCCAATATAACTCGCGCTGGTGGCACAACCCAGACTTCTACAGATACTGCAAGCGTGGATACTTATTTCTTGCATAGCGTCAATTCTAATAACCTAATCATGGAAACTGACGCAGATGCCCTTGATGTGGCACAGCTTTATGTCGCAAGTCGTAAAGACACAGACCTTCGCATTGACTCCATGACCCTTGATCTTATGACTGCCAATTACACAGCAGGCGTTACAGCTGCTTTGAGCATGGATTTTCTTTCTCCTGTCACTATTTCAAACATTCAACCTAATGGCGACACGATTACAAAGACTCTACAAATACAAGGCATGAGCCACGACATTACCCCTAATTCATGGGTGAGCAATTTCTTGACAATGGAACCCATAACCGATGGCTTCCTGCTTGACTCAACAATATGGGGTATCCTTGATACATCCGTACTTAGTTACTAGGAGATAAGATGGCTAAACAGACCTTCACCACTGGGCAGGTGCTGACTGCTGCCCAAATGACATCGCTGCAACAAACAGCAATGGGCGGTGGATCAACGACTGCTAAGACTGCTAGTTATGTCTTAGTAGCTGCTGATGCTGGAACAGTCGTACAGATGAACAGCGCAAGTGCCACAACCATCACAGTTAATACAGCACTCTTTGCAGCTGGCGATACAGTAGAGATACAAAATGTGGGAGCAGGTGTCTGCACAGTCACGGCAGGCACAGCAACAGTTAGCACTAGCTCTACCCTGGCTTTGAAGCAATATGACAGCGGACAGCTCTACTTTACTAGCACAGGCGTGGCCATATTCTTTGCCTCAGATGCAGCCGATAGCCCATTGACTACTAAAGGCGATCTATTTACTTTCACAACAGTAGATGCCCGCCTTGCAGTTGGTGCAAATAATCTATACCTTGTAGCGGATTCATCTGCTGCAACAGGATTAAAGTATGAAGGCGCAATTACTTCATATACACCAACTTTTACAAATCTAACACTTGGTAACGGCACAGTCGCGGCAGAATATCAACGAGTAGGAAATCTTATTTTTGTTCACATTGACGTTGATTTAGGAAGCACAAGCTCGATTACTGGAGATGCACATTTTTCTTTGCCAGTAGGTTCAACCAAAAGAGGGAATCAGAATGGTACTGCTTTATATGTTGATACAGGTGTAGTAACTGCTGGTGGTACTTTTGAGTTAGCAGGAAGTAATGCTTATTTCAGAGTTACCGAAGCCAATACTACTTACATAAATATTACCAGAACTTTAACAGCAACAATTCCGTGGACTTGGGGTTCAACTGACAGACTTGAAGGCTATTTTTACTATGAGGTGGCATAATGACTTTTCAATTTAACTCAATGTTCCCAGATGCAACTAATGAGCAAAAATGGGAACAGATTAGGTTATGGCGTAATGCCAAACTAGCTGCATCAGATTGGGCGATGCATACAGATACGCCAACTGACAAAGTCAAGTGGGCTGCTTATCGTCAAGCATTACGCGACTTACCAGCACAAGGTGGCATCGCAGATGCAGCGGAGTTTCCTGTTGCACCATGAAACCAAGACTTTCTAAAGCTGCTTCACAGTTAAGGGAGCAGGTCGATGACTCATTCCCAGATCGTGACCGCACATCGGATGGTTGGATCGGTGATACCAGACACGCTGCTCGCAAGTCTGATCATAATCCAGATGAGCAGGGCTGGGTTCGTGCCATTGACCTTGACGCAGACCTATTTGGTGCAGGAGTCAAACCGCATATCATGCCAGACCTTGCAGATCAACTTCGAATCAGTTGCAAGTCTAAGGCAGAAAAACGCATCTCGTACATTATTTTTAACGGCAGGATTGCGTCTCCTATCCTTAACTGGAAGTGGCGCAAATACACAGGGGCTAACAAACACACTCACCACATGCATGTCAGTTTTAAGAAAGAAGCTGACTTACTGGGTGAGTTTTATTCGATACCTATGTTAGGCGGAAACTAATGAAGAACATCAAGCATCCTGCGTACTTAGCTGCTGGAGCATTTTTGGCAGCTTGGGCTTCTACCAACTTTGCAGCAGATTACCGAGCAATCCTTTGGGCTGTGCTATCTGGTGTCTTTGGTTATGCGAGTCCTAAAAAGTGACACAATCTGACTTCTTCACGCTATACCTAGCAACACTGGCAATCATCGGTGGCCTGTCAGGTTATGTCATTACGCATTTGTTGTCTGAGATTAAAAGACTCAACTCGCGGGTCGATGAAATCTACAACATCTTACTAGACAGGTAACATTGTGCCATGGCAAGAAAAGCAACTAAGGCTTTAGAGGATCAAGGTTACTCAGCTCTCGATGCTTACTGCATAGGGATTTATGAGTATTATCGCTCTCTAAAGAAAGCAGGCTTTGCAGACAGTGTTGCTCTGTTTATGATTTCTGAGCCTCAATCTTATCCTGCATGGATATTGCCATCTCCTGTCGATCCAGAAAAGTTTGGCAACTACGAAGATGAGGACGATGACTAAAGCCCGCTATCTTGTTATATCGGATTTACAAATCCCGTACCATCACGAAGCAGCTGTAAAGAATCTTATCAAGTTAGTAAAGCGGGAAAAGTTTGACCTCATCCTAAATACAGGTGATGAACTTGATATGCAGTCTCAGTCGCGCTGGGCTCAAGGCACTAAGTTGGAGTGGGAAGGTACGCTAGATGCTGACAGAAGCCTTGCGCAGGATATTCTCTATGAGCTCGGCACAACAGATGTCACTCGGAGCAATCACACAGACCGCCTATACCACACACTATTACGCGCACCTAGCCTCATCGGATTACCAGAACTGGAATACGCAAAGTTTATGGACTTTGCTGGACTCGGAATCCGCTTCCATAAAAGACCATTCGAGTTTCATAAGGGATGGGTCTTAGTCCATGGCGATGAAGGATCAATGAACTCTAATGCTGGACTTACAGCTCTTGGGTTGGCTAAGAAGTTCGGCAAGTCTGTGGTCTGTGGTCACACTCACAGGGCAGGCGTTAGCGCATTCACAGAGGGCATAGGAGCCTCATACAGGACTTTGTGGGGCTTAGAGGCAGGAAATGTCATGGACAAGAAAAAAGCCTCTTATTTAAAGGCTGGAAGCGCTAATTGGCAAATGAGCGTGGCAGTCATAGAAACACATGGCGACCGCGTTAGTCCCATGCTAGTGCCTATAAATAAGGATGGGTCATTTACTCTATATGGACGACTTTACGCTTGATTTAGTTCGCACCATCGACACGATGATTGATGAGGGAGAATTGTTACCATTTCGTTATAAGAATGTGCTTGCTTAGTCTGTCCATTATGCGACACTAATCCTGTACCCAATCAAGGGCATTGGGGCGGATAGGTAAAAATCATGGCAACGATAGAAATCCACGAAAGTGCAGTAACTGTAAAGGATACGCTGTATTGCGTGTTCTGTGATGGTCAAGTAACAAACAATTTCAGTTGCATCCTCTGCAATGAATATAAAGGTGTTATGACGCTGGCTGAGTATGTTGAAGAAAATGGACATTACCCACGCATCAAGGCGGTCAAATAATGAAGATTACAGCTAAAGACTTTGACAACTTAACAGACACAGTCATGGGCTGGAAAGGCAATGATTGGGAGCTGCAAGGTGAGAGATTTGCTGACAAGCCCTCACACGACTGGGCTGTAGTTTGTTGGTATGACTCTGTAGTCAGCATGATTATGGCTCGCACATTTCTTGAGCAAAATGACTACGCATTTCAAGAATCCTACGATCACAATATGGAATCATGGGTATTGCTAACTAATTACGACTCATTTAATATGGCGGTGTCAGCATGACGAATAACGACAAACTGCTAATTATTTGCCTTATTGGGGCAAGTATTAGCTTTACAATCTGGGCGTTGCAATCCTACAAAGAAGCCTATGATCGCGGACATCGCGATGGCTGGCACAAAGGCAGAGCAGTCAATCGAGCAGATTTTTGGCAAGAATGAGAGCAAGTGAAATCTTACTCAGTGCCACCGATGCGATACAAGATCGTGGTGCAATCTATGGTCACGCGAAAGTCAATCAGGATAGGATTGCTCGCAGGCTATCCAATTTACTTGATATCCCAGTCGAGGACTACCAAGCTTGCCTTGCAATGGTCGAGGTCAAGCTTTCAAGAATCCAAGAGTCACCAACGAACATTGACT